TCATATGTTTTGTCAATTGTATCTATGGAGACTGTAAAGGAATATTTATTCCTTGGTATTGCAGTTATCTCTCCACTCTTTAGAAATTGACTATATTCTTTATATGCTCTTGCTCCTAGTGCCATTACTGACCTCCTTTATGTAGGTTAGTATTGAATTACGAACTCGCGCCAGTTGCACCTGTTTCATTTTTAGAACTTGATGCGTCACCTTTTGACAACCAATCATCGCCATCTATTGTATGAGTTGCATGATCAAAACGTAATACACAAGTAACTTGAACCATGTTACTATCTGCATAGTTTAAATCACCATATTGCATGTTACTAATAAAACATCCTATTAGTTCCCATGTATCAAATACTTGTGGCGTATTTGCACCGCCGTTATCACCGTCTAACGTTTCAATTTTACATTCAAATTTATATGAACTACCAGAAATTGCACTTGTTTGATCTGCATGGTCAACTTGTTTATTTAATTGACTTCCAAGACTCTTAATAACATTTGAATTCATATCATCACGTAATACAATTGTTACTGGTTCCCAAGTATGCTTACCTGCTAGATACATTTTTGAGTTGTATGAATCAACAACAACTTCTTCGTGTGTTATATTTGGACGGGAACAACTAATGACATTTTGCGTTGTTTCACTTGCTCGGTTACCGTCACCCATGTTGATGAACTTTACCCTAAAACGATATTGCAGTTTAGGCATTAAGGTTGTACCTGCTTGTGAGTCTGTTGGTACTCCAAAATTTGTAATTACAGCCATTTGTTTTCTCCTATAATACTATATTGTAGTATTTCTGTTATATTGTATTTATCAAATCCTTGGTCAAAAAGACGAGTCACTTTGTTTTGGGACTATAAATTTATGTTTTTGTAACATATAACTGTATTTATACGTTACGGTCAATAAAAAAGGCTATTATATTTCTATAATAGCCTTTTTTTGTATATTAAATTAAAATATTAAGCTAATTCGCCAGTATTTACTATTCTAATCGGAATGTAAATGAATTCTGCTGATTTAGTTGGCTCAATTGCCACGTCAACATAAAATTCATTAGCATCTATTCTTGCCGCTGTGTTATTTGTTTCATCGCACACAACTGCAAAATCATAAACACCACGCTGTTGCATAATATTTGATAAAAATCCTTCAAATGTTGATTTAGCATTATCACGAGTTCCTGCATCGTTAGTTTCAAATAAGAAAGGTCTTGAAATAACTGCAAAACGTTCTCTTAAATAGGCTGTAAGTCTAGCCACGTTAACTCTATCTAGTGCTGAAGCACTTGCATGTAATGACTTCTGCCCCCATACTACAACACCCTCTGTAGGGAATCTTGCAATTGGGTTTAGTTTTTTATCATACATTGCATCTCTAGAACCTTGTGTTACTGCTAATGCTGTAAACTCATCTTCGCTGTTTAAGTAACCAACGTTAGTTGCGTTTTGTACTACACCACGTGTTAAGCCTGCTGGTGCAAACCATTGGTATGATGCATTATCACTATAAGCATATGTATACAATGCTATATGTGATGCTGGTGCAACAACATTATCACCCGTTGTTGGGTTAGTTGTTAATGCATGTGGATAGTAAACTGCACTATAAGTGTTAGCAGTTACTAGTCCATCTTCACCGTTTTCAGTTGCTGATCCACTGTTTTGGACCCAAGATACTGCTTCCGTTGCATTCATACGTAATGGAGAATCAACAATAATAAATGCTGTCTCATCTCTATCTGCATTTAATGTTACCATTTCATCATATAGTTCTGTATAGCCTGGAGCCGCAATTAAACGGAAAGATACTGTATCTTCACGTAGTTCTGCCGCTGCCGCTGATGCCTGCATAGCTGTTGTAACAACTTTACGCTGACCTAATCTACCAAATGAACCTGAGCCATTTGCATGATTACTAGCCTTGTTACGCCATTTCCAAGTTGTTGTTAATGCCGCATCATATTCTCTAACAGTTCCACCTGAACGACACATATTAATACCTGTCATTCCTACTGGATGTGTAAGTGGATTTGGAGCACCTGCTAATAGAGTTGCTTCAAACGTGTCTACAGTTGTATCATTAGCTGTAATATCGCCAAATGTAACACCTGCCGCTGTAGTTTGATCTGCGTTGTCTTTAACAACCCATGCTGTACCGTTATGTCTGTAAATTACAGGATAACCACTTGCATCTGTATCAACCCAATAGTCGCCATCTGCTAATGCCGCACCACCTGTATCTGTAGTTGGTGCTGTAGTTATGTATTGTACATCTGCAGCTCTTTTCCATTTTTGTACTCCTGAATCAGCTTCTACTTCGTAGACTGCTAATTCGTTTACATCTGGATCATGCCAAAGTGTACCAGTTACTGGTGCACCTGTTGGTTGTGCTACTGCTACTGACATTACAAAACCGCCTGTTGCTACTGTGTCGTCTGTTGCAATGTTGTCCCAATCATTACCTATACTATCATAACGTTTGATTTGTATTCTTGAATTAGTGTTATCAATGTCATACCAAATGTCGCCATCTGAGAATGAACGTGCTGTTGCTGATGTTCCGTCTTGGAATATATCACTTGTTGTACCATCTGGTGTAGCATCATCTACATACACTGGAGTTTGTGCTACAAATGAACCTGCTACTGTTGTATATAAACTTGGTACAATATCTAAGCCGGCACCCATTGCTGTTGTTTTAACCCAAAGATCACCAACTTCAAGTGCTGAACCATCACCTTGTGTAGTTGGTGCTGTATAATGTGGTGAAAACGTAGTAGTATTATTAACTAACGGTGACCATACACCACCAATACCATAGTAGTAAGCTATTGATGTGTCTGTTGCACTGTTAACTATTTGAACTAAGTAAGCACCGTTGCTTTGTGTTACTGATGAAGTTGCAGGATCGGTTGCAGCAGTAACAATTTCTACTGTTACTGATTGTTCTATCCACGTTGCACCGTCCCATTTGTGAAGACCCGTGTTATTACCTGTTGGATTTATCCAATATGTGTTGTTTGCCGCTGCACCCGTTGGTGCCGCTGACTGAGGTCTTAGCTCTGATAAATTAACATCAGCACGTACTATGTACGCACCTGCCGCTTGACCTAAAAATGAATATGCTGCCAATAAACCGTATTCGTTAGTTTCGTCACCTTGTGCTACTGTACCACTTACTTTACGGAAATCGCAATTTCCAAAATACTGTGTTAGCTCACGTTGTGAAGTTACTAGAATAGGCTTGTTTGAATTAGCAGACTTTGTATATTTTGCAATACCGTCTGACTCAGTTAGGGTTGGGTCAACCTTATCCTCACCAGTGGCAATGAAAATCATTGGAACCGTACCCGCTCCGGCTGGACCGTATACTGATTCGTCTGTTACTGTTACCTGTACGCCAGGTGAAGTAAGATTTGCCATGTTATAGCTCCTTGTTTTTTAGACTGATATCTAAATTTTACTGTACTTGTATTTATTTAAATTTGTTTAAAACAAGGGTTTACAGAGTTAACTTAGTTGTTAATATGACCTATATTTATCAAAAGTTGCTCAAAACTTTCAATAATGCACCTTTCGAATCCATCGCCCCATAACCCATGAACAATCATATGAATCCTATTTTCTAATCCTCTATTAAGCACTGAGTGTTTTCTTCCTATATCAATGCCACGTGCCTCTCCTGGTTGCCATGGAATTAGCCCAGCATCCTCTTGTGCAAATTGTATTCCTGGTGGATTACTTAATGCAACATTAAATGCAGCCATAGCTCTTGTATCAAAATCACTATGTGGTTGAATATACCCGCCTGGTTCTAATAACATAAACCTAACCCTGTGATATTCCTTAATTGGAAATGTATTTTTTAACCAATCTACTGTAACTGGACAATCTTTTGCTATACTTGTCCAATCATATGGAGCACTATTTTCTTCAGTATCAATTCCTTCTTCTATATAATAGTTTGCAGGCTGTGTTCTATCTATATCTTGTCCATGAACTGCAATACTGCTCCAGCCTGGATTCCAACTGCCTCTATGTTTAACAAACTTATCAAGAAATTGTTCTGCTTCTGCTGTCATTTCTTTGTATGGCACTGGAATGTTTAGAACTAAACTTGGACAATTACTTTCGTGAATAATCCACCATGCATACTTTGGCATTAGACTATTATCTTCTTTCCATTTTTTAAACTTTTCATCAGGAAGTTTTAAATCTTGATAGTGTGTTTTTTCTTTACATTTATTAATAAATTGTTTTACTTTATATAAGTTATGATTTATTTGTTCCATTTTAACAGTTTTCCTATAGGTTCTTCTAAGTCCTTAAAACTATATGTTGGCCAGTCATCTATCCAACTTCTATTAAAATTAAAACCACGGTTCGATAACACTAATAAATTATTATTATGTGAAGCATCTTTAATTCTTTTTATTAATTCATTATGTAATTCCCATCTTTGCTGAAGGCTATAATGAAATGATGTAGGAAAATAATGAAATATGTTGCTTAAATGCATATACCCTACTTCCCCATCAACTATATCTATTGTAAAATTTTTATAATGTTGTGGCTCTAGAAGATTTATTTCTTTATATATTATATTTATTGTAGGAAGTACATCTGTTAGCCATTGTTTAAATCCATCCTTGTTTAATTTTTCTACAACGTTATCAGTATATTTTAATTTATCTATTCCTCTAAACATAATTTTTTTGTCCTGTTTAGGTGCTATATCCTCCATTAGATGTTCGGCAAACTTAGAATAATTAGTACCGTCCCATTCGTTTATTATTCTTCTTGTAACATCAAGAGCAAATTTACTTACATCATACACAACAATCTTACTACCTTTTTGCAAATTTAACTTAAATGACCATATAAGCGGACTAAGTCCAGCGGCAGGTGTCCATATGTTGTTAAAGGTTCCATCCCATGCAGGAAGAGTATTACTTTTTCTTTCTTTAATAAGATAATCCATATTGGTTAAATCTTCAGTATTAGCAATAAAGAAACCCTCTGTCTGTGTAATTTCAAGTGCTCCTGCTAAATGCCTAGGACCGTCATATTCAACTTCTGGATATGAATAATGTTTTTGATGTCTTATTTCTTTAGGCCAAGAAATAACCTTTTGCCCATCTTCCATTAATGTTTTTACTAAGTTCCAGCCTTCTAACTTATGTTTGTAATTCTTTAAATTTTCACTTGGAGCTATCCAATGAGGTGTATATTCATCGTGATGGTTTTCTTTACTACGAATAGGTTCTATTGTTTCAAATGAATCATGCCATTTTTGTTCGCCCCATTCTGGAAATCCAGCATCAGCCCACCAATTAAGGTCAAGCATAAATGTTTGGGGGTGAATGCGATAGTAACTATCAACGTTATCTAATACGTGTCCGACAAACTTAATATCAGTATTAGCTTCGTAAAATTTTGCAAATTCATCCTCAAAATTCCATTTTGTATAAAGTCCTTGTTTGAAGACAAGTATTTTAGAAAATCCATTATCATATGCTTGTTTGCATAAATCTTCTATAGTGTCACTAGCAAATTGTTTTTCAAAATAAAATGACCATTCAACTGAAAGATAATCAGTTACATTTTTTGTATACCCTTTAGCAAAGTCGTTTTGAATTCCATTATTATATAACCATCCTAATGTTAATTCTTTTGATTTGTTTTTGGTACGATACCATTCAAAGTCAAACATATCTATACTCATATAAACTCCTATTAATTACATATATTTATCTGACTATTTTGTCTAGGGTATGTCTTCTGAGTTCTTCAAGTGTAGATGTATTTAGAAGTTCAATGTCAAACTTCCAGCCTGCCCAACTCCATTCACTTTTGTGTACGTCTGGATGTCTAGCCTTCATTCCATCAACAATATGCATTGGCTTTTTTGAAACACTTGCTTGATTAAGAATAGATGCGTTGTTCCACCATTCTGGTTTATCATATCTCCATACAACTGCTGTTTTTCCGCCGAGATTTTTAATAGCCTGAAGTTCATTAAAAAACCTACAGTCACTTATAACAACACTTTTTTCTGTACTTACAATTCGACGTTCGCATGCGGCTACCCATATATCAGGATGAAAATGTGTTCTTAGTGCATCAGTGCCTACTTGTTGTAATGCAAAACGTGGAGTAAAATTAGGAATGTCTAAACGTTTA